TGCCTTCGAGATCTACGGCTAAATTTTTTATTAGGTTATTTCGTTTTGTGTGCTGCACTATATAGTCGATTTCATCTACGTACGTTCTTTGTCCAAAGTCTTGTCGTTCTTTTTCGCCGTAATCCAAGATCAGTCTTTTGATGTGTAACTGTGCAAGTGTATCGTTATCTTGTAAGGCTTTTGTGGTGGTAACATTTTGTATTTTACCGAATAAACCTTGGAGTACGAGTTCATGTGTTTGTGTTCCGTCAAGTGTTCCTGTTGTTCCATATCTATATTCCGCTTCTGTGGCCTTATTCATTATATTCATTAGAGATTTAGATTTAAATCCATGGCACTCATCACCGACAACCATTCCGAATTGATCGTACCACATTTTAGGTAACTTGTATATACTTTGCCATGTGCTAATTACTATTTCAGCTTCAATATGATTTTTATCTTTTCCAGAATATATTTTATGCATATACTCTTCGTCTTGGCCGTATGATTTAAAATCGTTATACATTTGTTCTACTAATGAAGTTGTCGGCACAATCACTAATATTTTTCCTGTAGTAGGCATATGTAGCCAATATTTTAATAAACAATATATAATTAAAGATTTGCCAGAACCTGTAGGCGATAATAGTATACCACGTTTCTTTCTCAATGCATTAATACAAGCTAAGAATTGGTATTCTCTAATTTTAAAAGGTAAATTAAGAGTTTTTATAAAATTTAAGAATTCTTTTGAATCTACTTTTTCTTCTGAGTAAGGCATGCCGTAATTAGTTTTTACAGATTCAAAATTATATTTTCTAGAATCTAAAAATTTTACTAAATGATATACTAATCCAGCTGGTAATTCACCGCTATTAGAATCAAATAATCTAATTTTACCGTCCCACACTCGCCTTCTAAATGCCGGCATAAATTTATATCCTGGCACATAGAAAGAAAAGAACTCTTTTAATTCTTCTGCAGCGCTATAATCACAATCAATATGTAAATTAGCGTGATTTAATTTCCTGATTCGAATTGTTTCCATTTAATAATATTACTTATCGTCTGATGTCGCCACTTTAAATTGTCTACTATATCTATTAGTGTTTCTATAACTGTTTTATAATACTGAATTTTTTCTTCTGATTTTTGTATCTCCGGATCAGCATCATAATAATATTCCATTTCGCCTTTTAATATTTTTAAACCGTCAAATGGATCAGGATCCCAGCCAAATTCTTGTATCTGACTTTCATCCATCTTACCGTTATAGTAAAGCCACTTATTTTTAAGTAAAGTTTTTTGAGAAAATTCTTCACGCTTTAGCTGTAATTTAGCTGTTGATAATAATTCTAAATATTTAGCGTGCAATATAGGGGTTTTTCGTGATGTTTCATCTAGATGCATACCATCAATAGTAGAATCAGATTGCCACATCTCATGTATGTTTTTCAAATCTATCATTATATACTCCAAAGATATTATTTATATTAGTTCAAAATAGGTAAATCTAAAAGTTGCATTAAAAGTAATAAACTCTGTACCTCCTGCTGTTGATTCAAATTGTATATCACCTAATGATGTAGGTACACAGTCATTATATTTTACCTGTTTAGTTTGATTATTATGACTTGATAAAATAGACAAAGTAATATCAGCGTACGTAGGCGTGCTTGTAGGAGTTCTATCTAGTGGTTTTACATCTTCACTAGATAATATTCTTCTCATCCATGCAAACATTTCGTCGTAGGCTTTCATATCTTCGTCTAAAAGAATATTAGCGCTTAATTCATTAAACGTTAACTTACTTCCTGCTAATGGTATACCAGTGACGTTTCGAAACGGAATTTCTGGTGCGTTCATTATCATTCCAGGATGAACAAAGTTCTGGCAAAAAAACTCTAAGTTAGGATAGTTTTTTCTATCAATTACCAATTTAAAACTAGTAGGTTGAAGATAATTGAAATTTGTAGTTAAGTTAGCCATTATAATATCCTTTTTCTAATAGTATTTATACAGAAAAAAAGGAGGGCCGAAACCCTCCTTTAGGTATAATTGACTTTTTATTTATATTAAGAAGGATTCAGAATATTATCAACTCTGAAAATTCTGTAATACTGGTTAGATCTTGCAGCTGCAAGACCGTCATTAGGTGTTGAACCTACGAACGGATTAGAAACCATACCGTATCTAGTCTTAAAGCCAATTCTTGGTTGGAAAGTATCTTCTCCAACTGCACGTACCATTGTTAATGGAACGTATGGGCAATAGAATAGACCTGCGTCATATGGATTAGTTCCCTTATAACCGACGTTTACATAGTCAGATGTTGAGAACGGATCGATATAGACTCTGGTTCTACCGTTTAATACACCAGCAAATGTATTGCCTGTGTCATCTACATTCAAGCTAGTTGAAAGTGCAGGTGAGTAGTCTAACATTCCAGAAGCAGCAAGAGCAGAAGCTACATCAGAAGAACAGATCATAAAATTACCTTTTCCTCTACGTGTTTCTTTTGCAATTACGTTACATTCTCTTTCGATCTGAACTAAAAGACCTTTGAATTTTTCTACTGACCATCTACCATCAAGATATGTCTGCATATTAATAATACCACCAATAGTAGCATTAGCTTGTCTTGCACCGATCTTAGCTTGAGAGTTAATAGTTCTTACTACTTCTCTGTTGATTTCAGCCATAATTTCTGTAGAAAGAATATTTGCTAACTCAGTCTCAGCGTCAAGACCATGAATTGCTTTTAGATCTTGTGCTAATTCTAAGGTGTATTCTGCTTTAAGAGCTCTTGACTTTGCAGTCACAGTAGCTTTCTCAATGCTGAATCCCATTTCTGCGAAATTTTGGTTACCAGATCCGCCTAGACCTTCTGCCTCTGCAGTAGTATATGGATCACCGAGTGTTGGCAAGTTATTTGTCTCAGCAGCGTTATCAAAGATATTACCGTCAGCTGAACCTGAGTCAGCAACACCTGTAAGACCTGAAGGACCAGTACCGCTATTCGCAGCTGCTCCGGCAGAATCTCCGGAATATCCGACTACTGCTTCGTTAAATAGTGCTTCTGTATTTTCAACAACACCAGCTTTATGGTTTGTTGCCTGATATTTTGACTTCATTGCGAAGATCAAGCCTGTTGGACCTGACATTGGCTGAACGCCACAAATATCATATGCCATTAGATTTGGCATTGCACGTCTTACAAGTGCGATTAATACTGGATTCCAGTTAGCACCTGGTGTGCCGTGTGAGGCACCGGTTACGGAATTATTAGTATTTGCTTCCGTCATCATTCCTTCTTCACGAAGAGCCAATTCTTGGTTCTCTAGAACCGCAGCTGTAACTGCTTTTTTATGACTATCCGTAATGGTACCCGCAGACTCTTCATTAAGAACCGGGGCCCACTTTTCTACGAGTTTATCGTAGGATGATTGTTGATTAATCATTTAGGACTCCTATTTTTTACTAGTTTGCTTTAAAGCGTTTAAGTACTGAGCCATTGAACCAGAAGCTTCTACGACAGCGTCGTTATCTTCTTCTGTATCAAAGTCTGCAGCGTTAGTTGTTGTCGTTTTGAAGTAAGATTCTTTGATAGTAGCAACTTTTTCAGCAAAAGTTTCTTCATCATCGAAATCTACTTTTTCGACAAGGCCTTTTAATTTCTCAATTTGAGTATCTGCAAGGTCTTTAGATGCTTCTACGATAATCGCATTTCTCTTATAGCCTTCCAATTCCTCGTTCATGGCGAGATTCTTAGCAGTTTGATCGTTAAGAGCTGTTTCTAACTCTTCGACTTCTTCAGCTAAGTCGTCAACTAGGTCGACTTTAGACTCAGGTACTTCAATGTAAGATTCTGTGAATAGATCTTTAAGATTATTCATGAACTTCTCAGCAATTTCTGTTCTGAGGCCAGACTGTACTGCAAGCTTATTATCTTCCATCCAGCCTTCAACCACGTAGTTAAGGTAGTTATCGATCTTATCAACGATACCAGCTTTAGTAGATTCAATCTCTTCTGCTAGTTCTTCGTTGTACTTCTCTTCAAGACGGTCAATTTCTTCGGACAACTTAGACTTAATAGCTGCTTCAAAAATTGTCTCTGCCTTATTTTTAAACTCATCAGACAGAGTTGCCTCAGATTCTACCAATGCATTTAGATCTTGTGAAAAATCAATTTGCACATTAATGTCCTGAGTTTCAGGAAGCATTTCACCTGCAAAATCTTCTTCATCAAAATTTTCGGATTTCATCATGCCTTTATACATAGCTTGTAAAGATTGCTTATTAGACTTTTGCATCTTCATAGCCATGGCATTAATCATACCCGCTTTTGTCTTAGGCATTGGATCTTTTTTGGTATTATTCTTTGCTGTCGCTCCAGGGGAGGTAGGCAAAGGTGCTGTACCACTAGCATCACCTGCTTGATCAACAGATTTTACTGATTGGTCTTCAGCATTCTTCGGATCATGAGCTTCTTCCACGACTTCATTCTCGTCATCATGGAGTTCTACATCTTGATCTTCGATTTGATTTTCATCAGTCATCATTGACTCCTTTTTTATTTAGTTTTGAGTAACGAGAGGAAATTTTTGAACTCACGAACCTGTACCTCATAGAGATTAGATCGAGGAGCTTTTTTAATTTCAGTTTCCATTTTTTCAATAGTTTGTGCTTCAATAATACCATTATTCCATACCCATTCAACACCTTCCATAACTCC